CCAATGTCAATACGGGCGCACCCCGTTTCCAACCGGCTGTCGTGTGTACTTTCTTTCCATTGGTGTACTCGATCGTTAACCGTTTCGCTCAATGCGTCCTCAATGCCTTTGTAAAGGTCGTCGGTAATGGCAACGTTTGACGCTCCAAAACCAATAATTGTACCCCCAACCCCGGCGCCAAAATAACCAACTTGTACCGACTGTTTAACATTCCAACCTTGTAAATTGGCTTTGTCGTCGCTAATGTCAACCCCCGGAAATACTGTTTTATACTTTTCGTTTTTTACAATGGCCCGGACGTCGTACGAAAATTTTAAATATAACGTTGCCGTACACGTGTTGCGCATTACCGACCGGGAGGGGTTACGCCCCAACGTCCACGCACAAAATAAACTTGTAATGTAACTTTTCCCGGCCCTTGGGGGTAAACTAATTGACAACGTTTTTATTTCCCGGGTTTCAATTTGATTAAATGCCTCGGCAATGGTTTTTAAAAACGGTCGGGCCATAAAAAACTCCGGGTCCATAAAAACACAAAAGGCGTAAAACTGTCGTCGGGCCAATTCAACCCGTAACAATTGTCGTAACGCCTCGGCCTTTTGTTGGTTATTCATTGAGTAACTCAATTATTTGATCCGTTGACAACCCCGAAAAGTCCGGGCCGGGTTGGGTAAATTCAACCTCTGATTTTTCAACGTAACCTCGTTTTTTACCTTTTGTTTTTAAATAAAATATTATTGCCGTGGTGTCGCCCCCTCGAATTTTTGAATGTAACGCCGTTTCGGCAAAGTCCAACGCATTTTCGGTTATGTCGTCAACGGCTTGTTTAAACCCGGGATCGTTTTTAACCCACTCGTAAAACGTGGCCCGGTGTAATCCAACCAATTTAACGGCTGTCGAAACAACGCCCAACGACGCCTCCAACGCCTCAATTAACGCTTGTTTTTGTAACTCGGTTGCCTTTCGATCCTTTTTTATGGTGTCGCTTTGTGTCGGGGCCAACTCGGTTTTTTGGGTTTTTTGGGTTTTTTTTTCCATTTTGTCCGGGTTTAATGTAGGTCAAACAAAATAAGGTCGTCGGGTTGTTTAAACCAACCGGTATTTCGCAAAACAAAGTCCTCGGCCTCGTATTGGTCCAAACCGTCCTTTTTTACTTGTTCAACCATTTTTTTTAAACTGAAAATCCGGCCCCCGTCAAAAGTATTACCGACAACGCAATTTTCAAACACGTTAAACCGATCGTAACCGTTTTCCGTTTGGTCGCTTAAAAAGTCCATTTTATCAATTCAATTAAACCGTAAATCGTTGAAACGGCAACAAGGCGTAAAATTGTTTGTATTACGGCCTCGCTGTTTTCCAACCAATTTTTAAAATTGCGCCCGTGCAAATGTGGTAATACAATTAAAATAATACGATCGACTGTAAAAACAAAAAACATTAAAGGTAAAACCGTTAATGTAATTGCAATTTGTTTTAATACGTTTATTGCCTTTTGTTGTTTTTCTTTTTTGTTCATTTTGTCAAATTTAAAAAGGGGACCGGGGGTTATTCACTATGGAAATTTTAAAGGGTGTGAAACAATTAAAAATTTAACGCTCCCGGTCCCGTTTAATACAAAGTTATGATTTTTTAATTAAATGGTTTGCCGGTGTCGATCATTGCGTTTATTCGTTCCCGTTCCAACCATTGCAAAAACTTAAATAACTGTTTAATTTGTTTCATTGTCCAAATGTTTTTCGACTTCCCAAAATATACCGTATTTAACGCCGGTTGCCAAAACGCAAATTTTTTGTTGCATTAATACGGCCGTTGGGTAAACTTTGTGGCGCCAATAAATCGACGGTTTCGTTTCTAAAATTTCGTACAACTCGGCAATTGTCGTTATTTGTTTTTTAAAAACAAAATTTTTACTACATTTTGCGCCCGGGGTGTATTGCTGTTTTTCCATTATTAAAATATTTTTACGCTTGTTGGGTTAATGTCTTTTGTCCGGTAAACCTTAACTCCAAACATTTTGGGTTTGTAAATGCGTTTTGGTTTTACAAATACGTTGTCAAAATACGTACGTATTAAAAATTTAACGGCGTCCGGGTGCATTAAAATAAAATCCGGGTCCTTTCGGTTATACATTGCGTATTTATTCAACGCATTTTGTATTTGGAAAACCATTTCATCGGCTGTAAATCCGTAAAACTCGTTGTTTGGTACGAAATAAACGGCTTTAATTGCTCCGTTTTCCTCCGTATTACATTGGTTGCAATTGTTCATATTATTTATTTTAAATTAAAATGTATTGACGGAAATTTTAAACGGCGCATTATTTCGTTTGCCGTTTCCTCGGCGTTTGTTAAAATTGTTTCCTCGTAATGGGTCCGAAAATCGTTTATTGTAAACGTTGTTTCCTCCCCTTTGTCCAATTCCCAAAACAATAAATGTAAATGCGTTGTTTCGTGTAATATTAACGTTGCCGTTTCTTGTAACGGTTTTTCCCTCATTGTTTTTGTATTGAGGAAAATAAAGGGTTTCATTCCTTTAAACGGGGCAATATTGGCCCAACCGTCGCAATACGTACCCCCCTCGTTTATTCGTTTGGTTGCCTTTTCGTGGCTTAAACCGTGCATTTCGGCGACGTTGTAATATTTAAAAACTTCCCGTACGTCGTCGCTCAACAATAAAATAAAACCACAAAAATTAATTTTCTTCAATGCCATAACTTTAAATTTTACAATGTTATTGGGTTGGCCGGGGTGTCGTCGTAATACCTTATTTTGTCCTCGTCGGCTCCCCAAAACAACCATTGTTCGTAATCCATTTCCTCAAAAAAGTTTTCAATATATTTTTTGATCCGGTCCAAATTAACCGGGCGTAACGTAATTTCGTTTTCGTTCTCGTCCTCGATCCGTAAATTGTAATAAACCATTTTTGGTAAACATTCCCAACGGTCGGCCTCGTAATCAACGTAACAGTCAAAACGACCGTACAAAAATTTGCGCCCGTATTTGTGTTTTTCGTCGGCCCCAATGCAAATTTCCATTGTTGCCTTTTTAATTTGGTAATCCAAATAAATTTCAAAAGTTTCGTTTTTCATATTGTTTAATTAAATTGTTTGAAAATCCCCGTTTAATGTTTGTTTTAAAACCCCGGATCGTATTAAACCGTTTACAATACGACCGTCGATAATTTGCGAGTATTTACGTTGCGCCCCTTTAAACATTTCCCAACGTGTTTTTCCATTGGCCAAACCAAAACCCGTAATACAACTTTGTTTCGTTTTTAAGGTTTCAATAATTTGTTGTTTTGTTATTTCCGTTTTCATTTTATTTATTTTGTGGTTGTTTTAAAACGTGCGTTGCCGGGACGCACCCCCCGGGGCAATTTACCCAACTATATTTTTTGCGTAAATACTTGGCGCCATTGAGTAACTCCCGTCCACAATGTACTCGGACCCGTCCCAAACTTTAATTTTACGTTTAACAACGTCGCCCGGTTTTTGGAAACGTTCAAACGTAACACTCGTTGCCGTACGTTTAACGCAAATGTATTTAACTCGTAAATCGCTGTCGCCAATAAAACGCATTTCGTAAATGTTACCGGCCTCAAAAGTTTTAATTGTTGTCATTGTCATAATGTTTAATTGTTTCACTCAACAAATGTAATACTTTAATTTAATATAACAAGTATTTTGGAAAAAAAAATTAAAAAAAAGATCAAAAAAAAGGGGCGCATTTCGCAACCCCTTTATTTACAACTGTTTATATTATTTTGCGTTTGCCATAAAACGGCCTATTTTTTCCAACGTTGTCGAATGTAAACCTTTTTTGTCATTACCGGAATAAAGGTAAACCCAAAGTTGGTTTTGGTGTACCCCGGCCCGGGTTGCAAACATATTTAAAGTTAAATTATGTTTGTTCAAATAATTCAATACCAACTCCCGGGTTGCGCTGTTAATATTGCTCAATTCTTTTGCTGTCATATTTCAATTTTTTAAAACGGGTCGTTTTCTTTTGATCCCATACCAAACCCCAACGGGTCGTAATTTGTTTGTTGTTGCGTTGGTTGGATCGGTTGTTGTTGCGTTTGTTGTTGTTGGATCGGTTGCGTATTTTGTGGTATTGGGGGCGCTTGTATTTCGGGACGGTTTGCAATACTCGCAAACGTAACTTGCCACGCCTCCAAAGTATTAAAAAACTTTCGTACGCCGTTTCGATCGGTCCACTCCCGGCCTCGTATGTTAATAAATGCGTCCACGCTATCGTTTAGGCGTAAACTGTCCAACAACTCGCAACGATCGTTTACAACTTGTATTAATACAAATTGGGGGTATTGCTCGGCTGTTTTCAATACAAACTCCCGTTTACGGAATTTGTCGCTAACTTGCTCAACTTGGCCAACGTGGTAAACTTGGCCCGTAATTTTAATTTTGTCCATTGTTTTTAATTTATTTGTATTTGTAATGAATAACCGGCGTTAACCAACGCCAAAACGTATTTGTTGTTAATATATTGGGTTGCGTCGTCGTCGCTGTTAATGTACATTGTTTTTAACTTTACGATCAATTTAACCCCCTCCATTTGTTTAACTTTTCGGTGTAAATAATAACGCCGGTTATTTTTGATTTTTTGCATTTTAAACCGTTTCAAATAATTGGTCGTAATACGCCCGGGCCTCAATAACTCGGCTTTTAATTTGCTCAATAACGGCCTCGTCCTTTTTTATTATGAAACGTTTAACTCGGTTTTTTTCCGGTATTTGGTCAAACGTCAATTGCGCCCTTATTTTTTCCTCCAATATTTCCTCAATTTCGTTTTCGCTTTTATCGGAAAACGCCGGGTTTGTTAAATTTTTCCAAACGGCTTTTCGTAACTCGTCGTAAATTAAGTTTTCCGGGGTATTGCTTAAACAGTAAACCAATTCGGCCTCGTCCCGTCCGGTCAACCAACAATAAACTTGCATTTGGTAATAATACGTTTTGTTTGGACAATCGACGGCCAACCACGGAAACGTTGAGGCGTCCCAACTCGTTTTTATGTCGGCCAATACTGTTTTGCTCAAAACGTCGGTTTCCCCGGTTACGTAATCATTAAACAACCTCGGTTTAATTAAATCCGGGTCCACGTCGGCCCAATTTAATACACGTTTTGCCAACTCAATATTTGGTTTTTCGTTAACGTTTCCCTTTTCAATGAATTTACTTGAAATTTCCTTTGGCTCGATCCCGTATTTATTAAACAAAACGGCCTCCAATATTGCCTTTTTTGCCGTTTCCCCCATTTGTTTACCGGATCGGTCGTTTGTCATAATGTCGCCAATTTGCGACGCCCTAATTAACCAATTGTGTTTCATAATTTAATTTTTTAATTGTTTCACATTGCAAATGTAATAAATTAATTTATTATTACAAGTTTTTTAACGTGTTTTGTTGTTGCTCGTTTAACTCGTAACTTTCAAACGCTTGTTTAACTGTAATGTCCCCGGCGTTAACGGCCCCCAATAATTGTATAAATTGGTTGTTATTCAAAGTTAATTTTGCCGGATCGTTTGTTTTTGTTTCGGTTTTTACCGGTTTGGTTTGTCCCTTGGCGTCGGTGTCCTCGTCCTCCGAAACAACCCCCAACATATTAAACAAAACATAACGTTTGTAATAAGTATTTCGGGCGCCCTCGGTTTGGTAAATATTCATACCTTTTAACTCGTAACCAACCGGCAACGCTTTTACTGTTTGGATAAATTGCCCGGTTTGGTAATGAAATACAATTGTACGTAATTGATCGGCCCCCTCCAATAATTGAGTAAACCCCAAATTGTGTTTATTTAAAA